GGGCGCTGCCGTGGTCTTCGGCGCGGCGATGCTGGTGCTCGGGATCGTAGTGGACACCTGCAATGATATTCGCCGCTATTGATCCGGGTTCGGTCAACGCCGCTATCGCCGTGTTTCACGATAGCACTCCGATGTTCGTCGACGACATCCGCACCGCCAACAACATGATCGACGGCACCGCCTTCGCTCACGCGCTGCAAGACATGAAAGTCGAGCGCGTCGTGGTCGAGAACGTGCATTCGATGCCCAAGCAAGGCGTGTCGTCGACGTTCAAGTTCGGCGTTGCCGTTGGAATTATCCATGGCGTGGCTGGGGCCCTGCGGCTTCCTCTCACGCTCGTCACGCCGACGCAGTGGAAGAAGTTTCACGGGTTGTCGTCCGACAAGGAAGAAGCGCGGGCCTTGGCAATAAAAAAATGGCCCGAGCACAACAGGCATCTCGACAGGAAAAAAGACAAGGACCGCGCCGAGGCCCTCCTTATAGGAGACTTTTATTACGTCCGCTGCATCGTCCCGCGCGTCCCGGAGATCTTCGCATGAGCGCCCCCCGTTACTGGAAGCCGCTGGTCAAAGCCCCGCTGGACACTTTTCCGCCCGACAGTCTCGAAGTCGTCGCCGTCGTGATGAAGAACTACGGCATGACCGAAGACGCGGCCCGCGCGTGGCTGAAGCAGGATCACGAGAAGGCGACCTACTACGTCAACGACCTCTATCAGGTGCAGGTCGCGCCCTACGGGCCCGCCAAGGAATGGCTTCATATCAACATCCGCCGCCGCGACGGCGGCATGTTCAAAGACTGGAGACATTTTCAGCAAATTAAAAACGAAATCGCGGGCCCCGAGCGCGAGGCTGTCGAAGTATACCCGGCGGAAAGCCGGAAAGTAGACACCAGCAACAAGTGGCACCTGTGGGTGTTGCCGGAAGGCCAGCGCGTCAACGTCGGCTGGCCCGAACGTGACGTGCAATACAACGAGAACCGCGACATTCCCGGCGTCAGACAGAGGGCCCTGTGATGGATATGTTTCCGCACCAGCTCGAAGGCTCGATACGGATCGCCGCGGGCACCCCGACCTATCTCGGTTTCGACATGGGCATCGGCAAGACGCGGACTTTCATTGAAGCGGTGAAGCTGCGTGACGCCAAGCGCGTGCTGATCATCTGCCCCGCCTCGGCGGTGATGGTCTGGCAGCACGAGATCGCGACATGGCATCGCAGCGTAAGGGCCGACGAGGTCACGGTCGTGAAGTCGCACATGGCCCTGCTGAGGCCCGCCCGCTACTACATCGTCAGCCACGGCCTGATGTCGCGCCGCGAGGGCCTTCTTGCCGATGCCTTGGCAAAAGGGCCCGGGTTCGAGATGTGCGCCATTGACGAGGCCCACGCCTTCAACGCCAGCGATACCCTGCGCGTCAAGGCTCTGCAACGCATCGCGCACAAGCTTGGAAATATTACGCCGCTGAGCGGCACTCCCATGAAAAATCACGCGGGCGATCTTTATACCCTGACGGCGCTGTGCTGGCCGAAGGGTCTCAAGATGACGCGCGCGCAATTCGAGGAGCAGTTCTGCCGGGTCGCGCACAAGACGTTCGGCGGGCCCCGCATGATCCGCGTCATCGAGGGCTCCAAGAACATCGACCAGCTCAAGGCCATGCTCGCGCCCTTCATGCTGCGCGTGAAGAAGGAAGAAGTCTTCGAGGACCTGCCCGCCATCGTCTGGGACCATGTGCCGGTGCCGCTCGACACCCGCATGATGGCGCAGTCCGACATCGACCAGCTTGATACGCTTTTCGAGCGCGTCAGCGGGACGGTGAATTTCAACGACACCGACGCTTTCTTGGACCTCCTGAAACGGCGGGACAAGGACATCGCCCTGATGACGCTGCGAAGGTTGCTGGGTGCAGCGAAGCTGCGTGGGGCCTGCGACTACATCGTGGACATGCTCGACAACCTGCCCGACGACCGCAAGGTCTTGGTGTTCGCGCATCATGCTCACGTCGTTGCTGCGCTGGCGAGACACCTTGGCGAGTACTTCCCGGCGGTGCTGGTGGGCTCGCATTCCGCGACGGAGCGCAAGGCCGCCGTCGATAAATTCCTTACCGACAAACGCTGCCGCGTCTTCGTCGGCAACATTCAGGCGGCGGGCACCGCGATCACGCTGGTGGGCCCGACCTGCAAATGCAGCGACGTGATTTTCGTGGAGAGTTCGTGGACGCCGATGGACAACGCGCAGGCCGCGTGTCGTGTGCATCGTATCGGCCAGAAGGACGGCGTCGTGGCGCGGATGCTCTACGCAGCAGGCACGATGGACAGCGTCATTGCCAGAATACTCGCGCGCAAGGCCCGCGAGTTCACCCAGCTTTTTGATGAAGCCAGCACAACTACAGGAGACGAAACGTGAAAATTACTTTCGAAGGCAACAGCATTACCGAGATCCTCAAGCAGATGGATGATATGGTTGAGGGCCTCGTAGATATCGCAAGTAAAGTTCAGGCAGCTCAGGGCCCGGCGGTATTTGCCGAGGGCCCGGGCCCTGAAGCCGCTCCTCCCGTCGAGGCACCTCCTGTGGATATCTTTGAGGATATCCCTGTGGACAAGCCTGTGGAAAAACCCAAGGCCAAGCCCGCACCCGTGAAGGAGAAGCCGAAGGCCCCTGCAAAAAAGCCCGTAGCGGCGGCTCCAAAAAAGCCCGCGCCGCCGCTGCCCCCGGAGCCCGAGGAAGACGAGGAAGAGCCCGCGCCGCCCGCCGCCGTTAACGACGCCGACCTCGTGCAGATCCGCGTCAAGACCACGGCGGACTTGCAGGCGGCCTACGCCAACGGCTTCCAGAAGGAAGTTTTTGAATTGCTGTCGCGCTTCGGCAACGGCGCGAAGAGTTTCCGCGAGGTACCTGCCGATGCGTTCCCGGCGATCCGCGAAGCCATCGACAACGGGGCCCTGACGTGACCGACGAACACAAGACGGCGTTGACCTACAACGAGAAGCTCACCGTTGCGTACCTGCATTATGTGCGCGGCGTCGAGCAGCAGGACCTCGCCGTGGCGTTCGCCGTCAACATGGGCCGCGTCAACGAGGCTTGCTTGGCGGTGCGTGACGCACTTAACGGCAAGAAGAAAAAAGAGGGCAAGAACGAGGGAGAGACGTGGACATGAGCGCACACGCGGCATGTTCACCTTCTTCCGCCGCGATGTGGATGGCGTGTCCCGCCAGCGTCACTTTGACGAAGGACATGACGCGCCCTTCGTCGAAATACGCCAAGGAGGGAACGGCGGCACACAGCGTGGCCGAGATGACGTTGAAGGGCGATATTTTTCTTCCCGATAAAGTCACTGTCGAAGGCGACGAGTATGTTGTTTCGCGCGGCATGTGCCGGGCCCTCAACCCTTACGTCACATACGTTCAGAGCCTTATGGGCCCTGACAACGATGTGTTTCTCGAACAGCGCATCGGTGTGCCCTACACCAACGGCATGGTCTGGGGTACGCTTGACTGTGGGGTGCATACGGCAAAGGGCGCGCTTCATGTCGTCGATCTGAAATTCGGCAAGGGCGTCACCGTGGACCCGTTCGGGCCGCAATTGCGGTTCTACGCTTTGGGGCTTGCGGAAATGTTAAGCATGAACCTCAACAGCAGGACCACTTCCGTCACGCTGACGATCTGCCAGCCGCGTGTCGATGGGCCGCCGATCCGCTCGCACACCACGCAGCTTTGGTACCTTCGCGACTGGCTGTCGGACAAGGTCGGGCCCGCGCTTGATCGCATCGAGGCTGGCGACACCACCGAGAATGCCGGGGCGCACTGCCGCTGGTGCGTCCGCAAGACCGAGTGCAAAGCCTTCGCCAACAAGCATCAAACCCACGCGGCGTCGGCGTTCGACGACGGCGATCTTTTTTGAAATAACTATTTGACAGGGGTTTGATCTGTCTATAGTGTAATCCCGTTAGCCTTTCTGGAAATCAGGAAACAAGGAATTAGGACAATGGCTGCACTCAACACGCCTTACGCCACCCTCAGCTTCGCCAACATCTTCACCCCCCGCCCCCGCAACGAGGGCGGCGATCCCGTTTATAGCTGCTCGCTGATCTTCGATCCCACCCAGCAGAAGACCCCGGCCTACAAGGCGCTTCAGGACGCTTGCGTCGAAGTGGCCCGTGCCGAATGGGGCGACCGCATCGACCTCAAGAGCGTCAAGATGCCGTTCCGCGATGCCGGTGAGAAAGCCTATGCGGGCTACCATGCCGGGCATATGTTCATCTCGCCGTGGTCGAAAAACAAACCGGGCGTGGTCGACGTCAACCGGCAGGATATCCTGCTTCCTGAAGAGGTATGGTCCGGTCAGTTGGTGCGCGCCAACGTCACTCCGTTCGCGTGGGTCTACGGCGGCAGCAGGAAGGGCGTCAGCATCGGGCTGAACCACTTGCAGGTCATCCAGAGCGAAGGACGCCAGCGGCTGGATGGCCGACCCGAACTCAAGAAGGCGTTCGACGACGGCGTCGTTCAGGAAGAGGCACCGTTCTGATGGCACATCCGGGTGATCTGCTCTCCTATGCGTTCGAGGTTCTGAACGCACGGGGGAGCGAGTACGAGACCGACAATGGCTTCGACCAGAGTTTTCGCGAGATTGCTGCTATTGCGTCGGTCATCACTGGCAAGCATTTCACGGCGCGCGACATTGCCGTGGTGATGCACTGCGTCAAACTGATCCGCAGCAAGGCCGATCCCGGCAAGATCGACAACTACGTGGACGGGATGAACTACTGGGCCTTCGCGGGATGCTTCTCGGACATACCGCCGGTCCCGGCACCGAGGGCCCCGGCTAAGCCCGCCGGTAACGGGGCTCAGGCCCCGGTGATGAACCCATAAAGATCGGGCCTGAAATGGACTATAAAGATCGGGCCGGAAATATTATCCCGTAACGAAAAAAGGGGCCCTGACGACGGCAAATACGTCAGGGCCCCTGAAAGTTTCCCATTATCCAAAGCCCCGCCACAGCGACGCAACAGAACTTCAATGCGAGCTTATACATGACCCGGCTTGTCAGAACAATCACGCTGCTTGGCGTGGTCGTGCCCGGTATCATTTCCCTCGCCGGGCATAGCCTTCCCGCCGGGGCCCCCGCGGAGCGGCACCCCGCCCGCGTGGTGATGTCGCCCGAACCAGTGGTTTCGACGCCGAAGTCCGACCGGCTGGCGCTGTTCGACAAACGGTGGGATCAGATGCCGACCGTCGCCGAAATCCGCACCATCCCGCTGGAGAGGCCCGAGCCGCCGCCGTTGCCGATGGTAAGGCCCGAGGGCAAGGACCCCGAGCCCGACCCCGAGCCCGAGCCCAAGCGCCGCCACCGACAAGAGCGCGAGCATCGCCACCGCGACATATGCGAACGCCACAACATGCATAAGGAATTTACCCGAGGGGGCCGCTCGTGGCGGTGCCGGAATTAAGCTACAGCTAGCCGACACAACAGAGGGGACCACAGATGGCCGTCAATACCCAACCGATCACCGACGCTGCCGACGAACTCGCCAACAACTTGACCGAGGGCGCGGAAGCCGTCGAGGAATTTTCGCAAGGCATCGTCAATGCGCTGGTTGATCTCGACCGGCGGCTGACAGCCGTCGAGGAGGGTAGCGGCACAGCGCCTCCAATTGGCGGCGGTGGCGGCGAAGGCGAGGGTGAAGGCGAAGGCGATGCCAGCGGTATCCCGATGAGCTTCAATGATCCGATCTTCAGCGGCATGACCGAGAAGACCTCGGCGCTGACGCTCAACAACGGGCAGAACCTCGACAAGACATCAATCAAGGAGCAAAGCGGCAACCCGTCGATCGTGAGTAACGGCAACAACCGCATTACGACGTGCCGGGTGCAGTCGCGCGAGTGCGTCCGCATTACCGACGGCGAGTTGACCATCGAGGACACTTACCTTGAGGCTAAGGGCACGGGCGAGGATCACGCCGACACGCTGCAAGCCTATTCCCCCGGCGCGCGGGGTACGGTGACGCTGCGCAACACCCACGTCCGCGCTTTCAATACCGCTGCTACCGCTGGCTACTTCTCGGCGGACTACTGGGGCGGCGAGATCACCTGCGAGAACGTGATCTTCCAAGGCGGCCCGTTCGGCTTCCGCGTCCATGCCGATACCGACGCCCACATCGACCTCTACATGAAGGACGTGTTCTTCGTTGGCCCGTTCGGCTACGAGCCGTTCCTGCTGGGCGAGTACGGCGGCAGCATCACCATCC